TGCTGGGAAAAACTCAGGGAACAGCATGTTTCCAACACCGCCGAGAATCTCACTCGACGATGGGATGTTTAACCCTCCACCAGTTCCCGCTGGCCAATTCGATGGGTCCAGGAGCGGCGGCATACCGTAACCTGGCGGCTGCGTCAAAGTGAGAGGCTGTACTGATGGTTGCAACCCCTGAGTCAGTCCACCCATGCCTCCCATGATCGCCTGGGTAATCCACGGAGCGAGTTGGTTTTCTGACCAAGTTTGCCCGATCTGCTGGGTAACACCGGCCTTGGCGGATTTGATTTGTTCAGCAGAGGGGAAAAAACCCAACTCCGTACCAAATCCCCACGGTGGCGTTTGGAAACCAAACATCTGCTCCGGCGAAATGAATTGTTGGGGGTGTTGTGCCTGCTGTGAGATGTAGCCCTTGACCGAAGCCGGAGTCGGCGGCGACGGAAAAGGCGGAATCATGTTCAGGAAAGTCTGGCCGGGCAGTTCGGGACCGACGGTAGGTGTGAAGTTCGGGTCTGTCGGGAATGGAAACGGACCCTGATCCGGTGTTGGCGGGGCTGCCCCAACACCTCGGTAATCCCCAGAAGTACCGGGACTGCCGGGGATGATAAACGTCCCTTCTTCCTCACCGGGAATCGAGCCGGGAGGTGGCACACCCATGCCGGGAGTAAAACCGGGAGTCGGGAACGGACCAAGCGGCGTTATTGGTACTTCATTTGTTCCAGTTCGTGTAAGTACGCTCCTGGTTTGCGGAATTATCCATTCCCCCGGTGCATCACCGGGACTGCCGCCAGACGGAATGTGTCCCGGCGGGGTGCCAACAGGAACTATCACCCCCGTCTCTTCGTTGAACCAGACTGGTACAGTTCGCGGAGCCTGACGGTAACCGTCACCAGGTATCGTCTGCGTGCCCACCTTGAAACCGGGAGGAGGTGTAGGATCTGGCATCATGCGCCTCCTGTCATCATCGAGTCTGCCGTGCGGCCTGTACCCGACATCAATTGACTGATCATGCTCGCGTCAGCATTCTGACGACTCGCCGCACCGGGACGATTCACACGCACGTTCTCGCGCGTTGTCACCGGGGACTGGCGTGGACGATTGCGATCGGAACCGGGTGAACCACCCTCGGGACCAGGCGGACCCTGGTTGACCTGGGTCACAAGGTCACGCAACTCGGGAAGGTTCGAGTATTTTGAGTAAAGATCAAGCAACGCCGGCATGTTCAACTCCATGCCCTGCTGCTGCAGCAACGGCATCGCCGGAACCAGTATCCCCTGGACTATCTGGTTGATCGTCTGCAGACGCTGACCGGGTGACTGGTGCTGCATCGAGTACGCTTCAATCTCAACCTCATGCTCGTACACCGAATGCTTGCGTCGATCGTCAGGCGAAATCTCCATCTCCAGGGGCCGGATACCCTCAAACTCCACCGTTACCGGGTAGGTCTGCAACGGGTCTTCCCAGAGGTGATATCCGAAATCCTTGATCACGTTGCGGGTAAACTCGGTCACCTTGTCCTGCATCCCGGCAATCCGCTGGTTGGCAGCCGAGAACAACAGACGGTCCTGGCCAACCGTATCACTCTGCGGACCCAACCCACCCAGTGCATCAAGGTTTCCGGCCATCCAACTGAACAGGTCGCGGCTCTGCAGCATGAAAGCAAAGTTCCGCTGATCGATGCCGCCGAAACTCTTTTCCTGGATCGCGTCGGGATTGTCCACCGCGACAACCTCGCCGTCACTCGTCTGGCGAATCCGCTCCGCGTCACCGACATCCGCACCCCGCGTCACACCGATATGCTTGACCCGCTGTGCCTGTCGCTCCAACTTCCGGTACAACCCGTTGACGATCTGGTGCAATCCCTGCCAGAGCATCGCCGGAGCCAAGGGCATCGTGTTGCCGTCAACCTCGTTGAACCACAACATGTGGAACGGACCCATGTGACGATCCGGTCCCTCCCAGTCGACAACCCGCAGAGGCTCCTCGCCAGAAAGAGGGGAAAGCGTCACCAGCTTCTTCTCATGCGGTAACCAGATTTCCCACAACTCGACGGTGTCTTCCAATGCCGTCTCGACCTGGGCAATCCCAGACGCCAGCGTGCCGATCCGCTCGTCGCCACCAGACTCGTTGAAGTTGTAATTCTCCTCGGCCCGTAACTTGTCCCTGCCCGACTTCTTGAAACTCTTGTTATTCTTCGCCTCGTCGAGTCGCATCCGGTAGCGGTGGCCACAATACGCCACTTCCTCCAGGTGACGCGCCGACATGTCATGCACCCAGTCGTCGAGAAGGACGCTGCGAATGTAGGGCTGCGTGTTGGCGAAACTGTAGCCCTGCACGTCAACCTCGCCGCGCGTCTCAACTCCAACCTTGCAGATTCCCATCGAGAGCAACGACTGCTTGACGCATCGCTGGATCTGCTGGTGGACGTTCTGCTTGACGAGTTGCTCGTTGAGCATTCGCTCGTACTTCACGCCCATCGGTCGCAACTTCCGATTCCGCGTCACCACCAGAACCTGCGGTGGCCGCGCACTCAGGTTGCGCTCGTAGATGTTCGTCGCCAACTCCATCAGGTTGACGTGAACGGGACGATCAGCAGCGTCGTCGGAATAGTACACACCGACGTACTGTTCGACGGCCTGACGATGCCTAGAGCGAAACGTCTCTAGCTTACGCCTGGATGCCTCGACGGATCGCCGCAACCGCTGAATGTGAAGAGGGTCTTTGGGATTCAATCAGCATTCCAACAGCCTTATTCCCAATCGGTTGTTTCGGCCAACTCGCGTTGACGACGCTGACGACGCCACTCGAACGACATCACCGGAGCCTCCACGGTCTCTCTCTGCTTGGCCCTTGACTCACGCTCTCGCAGGATCTTAGCACATAACGCATCAGCAATCACCACGTCACCGTGATTGTCCCGGCTATCGCTGGGATCAATCGTCGTCGATGCGCCACCATGCTCAACGCGCCCACTTGGAAGATATACGAATTCCCCCGCCTGTATCAATGATTTCTCTGAAGGGTTGATAAACTTCCCGGTCACCAGCGAGTCACGGTAGTTCATCAACAAATCCTTTTTCCCCTCGCCAGTCGAGAACCAGCCGGGCCGGTCGCTCTGCTTACGACGCAGCCGGGTTTCGTCCTCTCGGAAATAAATGTGTGAATACTCGCAATCCTCGATGATCGTCCGGCCAAACGTGCGGCCCGGTCCCGTCGCTTCCCAGATCAGAAACGCACCCCGACCCTCGGTTCCCGAAAACATCCGGCACAAAGCCACCGACAGTTCCGCGAAACGATTGGCACTGATCCGGTTGCTGCACAACTCGGCCACCTTCTCACCACTGAGCCTGTCCACCACCGACAACGCCGAATCACTCGCCCCGGTCCCCTGAGAAATGTCAGCACCAACAACGTAATCACGGTCCCGGGGCGGATTCATGTCGATGTCCAGGTCGCACCAAACCTTCAGCAAACCGACATCATCCTCGACGAAACGTGGCTCATACCCCTCCTCGACGTACAAGCTGCCGACGTGACTGGGACGACGAACGTGGTCGCGTTTCATCTTCTCCAGGGTCTTTGGATCAAAGAACGGATACGCCGATCCCTGATAATCGATGTCCAACTGGGTGGCAATTTCCACCTCATGGGCACGTCGCTTCTTCTCACCGATGTACCAGTCACTCTGCGGATTGCCCTCCTCGTCGTACCACAACCCGGCAGCCTTCTCGGGATGCTGGGACCAGTGGAAACGCAGCCGCGGAGTGCCGGCCTGACGTTGAGCGTAGAAGGCATTGGCTGTTCCGTTGGGCGTAGAATTGAAGAACCGGGAGTTGGTGTTGTCAGCCGTCGCACTCAACACGTCGTAACCGCCACCCTCGAAAGCGGCAAACTCGTCAACCAGCATCGCCGTTCGACGGCCACCACGACCAATGTTGTCGGTCGTAGACTCACCCTCGATCTTGGAACCGTTCTCCAGGTTGACCAGCTTCAGCTTGTTTCGCGTAATCGACGGCATCAACCAACTGGGAAGGTTCTTGTGGATGAAGTCGATGTGCGAAAACAACGAGTCACCTGCACCATCAACCAGCCCCTCCTTACGGGAAACCATCATGAAACTCTGCAGTTCCCTGAAGTGCCAACGCCACTCGAACAGGGTCAGGCAGATCCAACTGGCACCCATGTCCCGGCTCTTCTCGATCAACACGTCTGACTTGCCAATCGATTCGTTCAACGCCAGGAAGGCATCGTCCTGGAAATCCCAGGTGATGAAGGGCAACCGCGGATTCTGACCATCGGCAATCTTTCGCGGGTCATAGGTCCACACGAAAGCATTGATGTAAAAGAGCAGGTCACGGGCACAGGCCAGCCACAGTTCCTTCTGAAACTCCCGGTCCTCACCGGCCCGTTCCATCAACTGTTGACGGTAAACCAGGTTCCGCTCGAAGTCCTTGGGCACCGCCTTGTAACAGGGGGTGTCACTGGAACCGCTCGGCTCAAGAATCGGGGATACTGGCATGCTGTCCTAACTACGGACTTGTTACGACAATGTTAAGCTGGGCGCGCACTGGCGCGCATCAATTGGAGGAAAAAACAAGGAAAACCCTAGCACTACCGGAGGTGTTCGATCGTTCGTCGAACACTTGTCGAACAGCAAAACCCACAGCAAAACCCACAGGTACGCCGCATTCGATTCGCGCACCTTAAGGGGGGGAGGCTGCGCGAAACGAATTGATCATGTCTGGTCAGCACCACAGTTCTCGTAGCCACCGTCGACCTGATAACCGCTGTAATCCCAGTGAGGGCCACCGCTTGGGTTGATTTCAGGACGGGGAGGCCGGATTTCCATGCCCGTTCGGTCCTTCAACTCACGCAGCATCTTGCGGAAATGACCCTTCGGAATCACCTCCCCACACTCCAGACACGTCACTATCGCCTTCCGCTCGACAGCACACCACGCAGCCGTGTCCAAACGTGCCTGACCCATGTGGCGACATTCACTCATCCGTCACACCCGTTCTTGGTTTCCCAGATGTTCTCCATTTGATCGGTGGTGCGGGTCGTGATGTTGCGAGGGGCAAACTGCAGGTAACCGTCGTCTTTCAAGACCTGGCGAGCCTCTTTCAAGTGCGTCTCGCAAAACCGCCAACCGCCGTATCGACCGGAATCGCATTTGGGCCAATCGCAGTGTGTCCATTGTTCCACCACCTCACTCACGTCCTTTTTCAGAGCGTCTCGCTCGGCAGTGACTTGTTTCAACTTCTGCTGCAGCAGATCGCGAGTAACCCGCGGAATCCAATCAGGACGATCATCCAGCTTCTTCTGCAGCAGATCACGCTCAACCCGGGCCGAAACACACGACTGCTTCCACCGATCCAACGTCGCCTCAATCGAATTCAACTGCTCCTGAAGCAACTCAATCGTCTCGTTGCAACGCTCGTGAATTGCACCCTCAATCTCCGCTTTACGCAGACGATCAAGTGTTTGATCCAGGCCACGGCACCTCTGGGACAGCCTGAAGATTTCCCTCTTTTGCTCCTCCAACTTCTCCTTGTCCCGGGCCGTCACGCTGTTCTGCCGACTCAACTTCACGTCACTCTGATGAAGATCCTCGCGAAGATCGTCCAAACCCAAAACCCGTTCAGCCTCCCACACCGGAATCGGCTTACCGTCGGTCTCCAGACGCAAACGATAGTTCGCCACCTGGCGGGCAAGGAAATACGCCTCGTCACGACTCAACACCCCGTCCCAGTGAATGTCGTATAACTTCGACTCAATCTCAGGGAACCAGTCACTCATCGGTCCCACCCACTGAAAACGAAGGGAACCTTCAGGACAGGTTGCAGTGGTGCGATCCCGACAGGCACTTCAACCCCGGTGCGAACAAATGTCCCCGCGTTAATGAACTGATCCACCAGGCCCTGGTTTTCTGAGTACGTCTTGGCAACAAACTCGTCGTCTTCCAGAACAACGCCGTCTATATTCACGCTCAGATAGGCAACCCGTTCGCCATCGGCATCGTTCAACAAAACCGCCAGGTTTCCATTCTCGTATCTGTGATAGGAAATTGTGCCCTCGAATTCCTTGCCCCAATGACTGATCAACATCGCCTTCCCCTCACCCAACCCCAGCCGGGATACCAATTCGCTCAATACAGTCCCGTACCGTCGTCAACTCAGACTGCTGGGCCGCGTGAACCATGCTGCCACCAAGATCCATCAAGGGACAAGAAACCAAGTCCTCGGATAACATCAATCCCCGGTAAACCAGCGTCGGAAACGTACACGTCA